CCGTTTAATGTAGTTGTAACTGAAGTTGGAATTGTTCCACCCCAATATCCAGTTCCAAATCCATAGGCTGGAGTTTCAAATGTTGGTCCAATAAAGATATAAGGAGTTGTAGTTAAGGTTCCACCTGCAGTAACCCCAGTTCCAGTTTCATTAGATGGCATTGTAATTGTAAAAGTATTAGCAGTTGGAACTGATTTAACTTCAAAAACATTAGTTGTAAAATCAGCAGCCGTATAACTTGTTGTAGGAGACCCAGGAGTCGTAACACTTGTAAATATAATGTAATCACCAACTTCTAATTGATGAGTTGCTTTATTAATTGTAACAGTACTTGATCCCGTTGTTGATGTATACGTACATGCGGTTAATGCTGTTCCAAGTGGAGTAATATCGTAAAAAGAACCTTCGTAATAAATAACTAATAACTTTGAAGTACCAATTGCTGCATATCTTTTACCATCTAATGCTGTCCAAGTATGCTGGTCTCGCGCAGGACCTGCTAAGGTGCTAGCAACGAGTTGCTGCCAACCACCTATTTTTTGTGGTTCTCCGTAACGAAATCTTATATTATCCCCTTCAATCCATTGCCCTTCGGCTCCGGTTGCAGTTTGTTGTTTATTAAATCCTGGCTTAAATTGTATCTTCTGTAAAGGCATAAGACTTTATTTTATCAAAATTTTGAGTTATAGATAGTATCATGAAAGAGCATAAAATCAACAAATTAGATGGTTTTATTAAAGGTTGGTATATAGATAAATCAGTCTGTAAGAAATTAATAAAACTATTTGAAGAAAATAAAGAACATCAAGTAAAAGGTATTGTTAGAGGAGGGTATACACCAGAAATAAAAAAATCGACTGATTTTTATATTAGTGTCGATGACCCAACTTATAATTTTTACTATGAAACTTTAAATAATTGTATCATAAGCTATAAAAAAATTTTTCCAGAATTAGATTCATATTTAGATCCATGGAAAATTGTTGAAAGTATAAATATTCAAAAATATAAACCTAAAGAAGGTTTTTTTAAATGGCACACAGAACAGGCAAGCATACCAGATGCAACAAGAATGTTAGTTTTTATGACATATTTAAATACTGTTAAAAATAAAGGAGAAACAGAATGGATGTATCAAAAATTAAAAATTAAACCTGAAGAAGGATTAACAATTATTTGGCCAGCAAATTGGAATTTTGTCCATAGAGGATGTCCTTCAGACAAAGAAACAAAATATATTATTACAGGTTGGTATAATTTTTGTTAAATTTTATTTAACAACAAGTTCTTTTAATCTTGCTCTTAATCTACTTATAGTTTCAGAATATTTTTCATTAATTTCTATTAATGTTTCTTTATGAAGTTCTAGTTTTTCTATTCTTTCTTGTAATTCTTTATTTAACATAACTTCAGATTTTTTAACTGCAATTTCCATTTGAAGTTTTTCTTCTAATTCTTTTATTATTTGATCTTTATCCATTTTTTTTAAACCAGTTAGGAAGTCCTAAATGAGGTCTGCGATCATATATATTTTCTTTAGACCCTTTAGTTTTAACATTGTTGTAATGTAAAAATACTTGACCACAATCATCAAAGGTTAATTTATCCCTCCAATGTTCTAGTTCATTTCCACGATATACTAACATATCACCAGGCTCTAATAATACTTTAACACCTTTAGATTTTGATGGTTTATAGTTTCCTGTTTTTTCATCCACTCCTCCTTGTGATGCATCTGGTTCTAAATAGATTGGCCAACAACCACCACCTAAATGCATAGTTGTAGATATTTCACAACTAAATCTATCTTTATGACGATGTAATACATCTCCTTTTTTATAAATTCTAGCATAAGAATAATTTGGATTTAATTTTAATTCTGTTGTTTTTTCCATAATAGGAAGTAATTTTACAAGTAAGGTTTCCATTACAATATCAGAATAATGTGAATATGTTTCTGGAACTTGTTCATCATTCCATACTCCAAATTCTGTAGTAAATTGAGATATATATCTTGCATCAAACATAGTTCTTGCAACTTGTCTTTTCATCATAAAATAATCATAACAAAATTTTGCAAGATCTTCTGATATAGCTTTTTTAATAACTGTATATTTATTTTTTTTAAAATTCATTTTATTTATTTCTAAAAAAATTTAATATCATTTTTTCAACAACTTGTAAATTAAAATACATTATCTAAATGGATACCCTAAATTCCAAATTACTAATGAATATCTAATTCCTTTTGTGACTGGTTTAACCCTATGCCAAACATGTGATGGAAATACAACAATAGACCCACGTGGAGCAATTTCTGCACATTTTCTCACAGTAGGTTTATCTGGATCCATATTTCTAAAATCAAATTCTAATTCACCACCTTCATAATCTTTAGGATCAGATAGGGAACAAGTTACTGATAATTTTCTAATTTTTCCATATGTGTTTTTATTATTTTGATCTGCATATGGAGCATCCCATGAATCACAATGCCAATCATAAAATTGATTTAATTTATATTTTGTAAATTGACAGCTTTCTGAAAAATCCCAATCAAAATTCCAACCTGCTAATCTATTTGCTTCATGAATAAAAGGTTGAATTTCTTTATATATCCAAAAATCATTTAACCATACAACATTTGAATCTCTTTTCTTTTTTAAATCTTTTAAATCTTCTTCAGATAAATTTTTAGTTTCATTAATTTTTCTTGTTTGGCCGCCTGTAAGTGCTAATTGTTCTTGTTGTGCAATTCCATATTTAACTAACTCATCACAAAATCTAGGAGTTAGTGCATTTTGAAAATAGTAATAATAATTCTGTAGATTCATTCTACTTAATTTATATTAAATTTTTACTTTAAAGTAAAGATTAATTGGCTGTAGAAATCCAAGATAATGTTTCAGGAGACCAAACAAATGTATCAGGATTTTTTAAACGATTTTTAGCTAACCATCTTAAATTATCTTCATCCCAATAAATATAATAATCCACATTATCTCCATAGGTTGTAACTGTTGGATATGCAACAGGTGCTTGCCAGTCGTCATTAGAATCGAGCGACCATGATGCAAATGGTTGCTGTGTAATAAATTTATTTTTAACAGGGTCAAATGTATCGCCAATTCCTGCATATTTTTTTCTAAAATTATTGTTATAAGAAGTTTGAACCCATTTTACACCATTTGAAGAAAATGGGCATACGGTTTTAAAATGTTCAGCAGCTTGTTCAGACTGTTCTCCTCCATTATTTGCAATATCTTGATTACAAGCAACTACTACTCTTAATACTTTATTATTTATATCTAGTTCTGCAAAGTGAGCCATATTAACCTGTTGTTGTTAAACTTCCTGAAACTGTAAAAGTTGCAATTTTATCTCCATTTGGAGCTGTCGATGTAGTATTTGTTCCTGGGGAAACTGAAAAAGTAAATGCAGAAGGTGCTCTTACAACAACAATACCACTACCACCGGCACCGCCACCTCCACCACCAGATCCACCGGCTCCTCCACCACCACTACCTGTGTTAACTGTCCCTGTTCCTCCAACAGTAGTTCCGCCTGTGTTAGTACCACCTGCTCCACCACCCCCTGGTCCACCTGCTCCACCAGTACCAACATCTCCACCACCTCCTCCGCCACCTGCTCTTGTGACTGGAGAACCTGTAATTGAACTTTCTGAACCTGGTCCACCTGCTCCACCACCATTAGATAATCCTGCTCCACCTACTCCACCTGCTCCACCTCCTCCTGATGAACCATATGCAGGTGCACCTGTGCTATTTACTGATCCACCATCATTTCCTTGTGGTGGACTTACTGGAGGACTATTTCCTGTTCCTCCTGGCTGAGCGGTAGCATATCCAGTGCCTCCACCAGAACCTCCAGATAATCCGATATCACTTCCAGCTCCACCTCCTCCACCACCCGCAGAGGTTATACTTCCAAATATCGAAGAGTTACCACTAGTTCCTGGATTACCACTAGGCGGTGTCCCTGGTCCACCACCACCAACTGTTATTGGTTGTACTCCTAAAATTTTAATTTTTGTTCCTCCAGGAAATGAAGTTCTATATCCACCAGCTCCGCCACCTCCTGAATTTGGACCGCCACCTCCAGATCCACCACCTGCTATAACTAAAAAATCTACTTCAAATGTTTTAGCTCCAGCTGTAAAACCAAATCCTTTTGCTGATCCAGCTCCGCGTGTTGATTGAATAGGCATTCTTTCTCCTCCTACTTAAATTGTGTTTGACTTGCTAATACTGTGTATGTTGACGCTGCTGTTTTAATTGCTGTATATGAATATACATCTGTAGATGATGCATTACCAGCTGTTGGAGCAGATCCACCTTGCCAGATTGCTGTAACAGTAGTTCCATCAACTTGAATTACGTTGTTGTAGTATGTTGTGTTGTCATTTTTAACTAACAAAGCAACAGTCACTGATTCACCAGTAGCTAGAGAAGCATTTAATGAATTAGATGCATCACCTCTTAAATTAACTGTAAAGTTAGCACCATTTGCTACATTTGAAAAATAAACAGCTTGTGTGTTTGTGTTATAATTTAAAGTTGTTTGGAAAGTTGTAGTAATTGTTACACCTTCAGCAACACCAAATATTTTAGCATTACCGTTTGCTGTAACTCTTCCAATACCTTTTGGAGTTAAAGTTAATCCAATGTTTGTATCTCCACCTGTTGCAGATATAGTTGGATTAGCTGATGCTGCAGCGTTTGCTATTGTAATTTCATTTGTAGCTGATGCAGTTGTTGTAAATTTAATTTGTTCATTAGAGTTTTCATCAATAATTCCATATGTAGAATCAATGATAATATTTTTTGCATTGGTATCTAAGTTTGCAGATAATGTTGGAGCATAGTCACTTGATAATTTTTGAAGTGAAGAATCTACAACATCAGTTCCATTAGAATAAACTAATTTAATTCCTTTATCATCTGCTGCAAATGTTGGTCCTGTTCCTGAAGTTGTTTTAATTTGAACAGTGAATGCACCAGTTGTATTATTTTTTACTAAATATGTTTTTTCAATTCCATCTGGAATAATGACACTTACGTTACCAGTAATAGTTCCTGTAAGTTCTATAACTGCATTTTTACCGTCCGATAATGCACCATTTGTAAATGTAAGAGTTGCACCTGTTGTAGCGTTAAGTGCTACTGTTTGATAACCTGCAATTGCTTGTTGAAGAATGACTAAGTTTGTATTTGTAATGTCACCCCATGTGCCGGCGTTTTCGCCTGTAACCATTAATTCTAGTTTAAGGTCTGTTGAATAACTTGATACCATAATTTTAATTCCTTATATTTGTTTTATTAAATTTATGCGGCTGTGTCAATCTCTGTCCAAGTTGCAGCAGTTCCGGTATTAATAACTGTCCAAATTTGATTATTAATACTATTTAAAGATACAGTCAAGCCATTTCCTGTTACTTCAATAACAGAAGTTCCACCAGCAAAAACCGTACCTACCGCAGAAGTTAATCCAAATCCTGTAATTGTAGGGATAGTATTAGCATCCGCTGTTACACTATTTAGACTTAAGTTAATTTGTTGTCCAGTTAAATCTAAATTAGAATCCCCTGTTACACTTACTTCATTTAAAGTTAAATTTACTTGTAAACCGGTTATAGCTACATCAGGACCAGGATCTACTTCTCCTTGAGAAATAGCCATTGTAATATCTACATCTGATTCATTCCAAGGATCTAATCCCCAGCCAACTACACCCCAACCTACTTCAGCAATTGCTGAAACTTCAACAATTGCATCAATTTCTATATCCTCATCTCCTTGAGATATATTTAATTGTTGACCTGTAACAGATACTGTTTCCCATGTACCATTATCTCCCCAAACTTCTTCACCCCAGAAATATCTACCCCAACCTTCTCTGTTGTAACCTAACAAAGTACCTGTTGATAAATTTAATTGTTCTCCAGTAATGTTTGCGTCAGGATTTGCATCAACATCTCCAACAGATGTTCCAAGTAATCCTGCTGTTGTTACAAATGCATCAACAGTAATAATTTCAGTTACAGAATTTAATGATGTATTTAATTGTAATCCGGTTACATCTACTTGTTGACCAATGGCTACATTAATAACTGTATTTCCACCCCAACTAATTTCTGATGAATTCCAACCTAATGAACCCCAACCTTGATCAATACCTATACTTAATCCGTTTCCAGTAACGGTTATGTTAAGTCCACTTTCTCCCCAATTTTCTATTCCCCAATAATCTGATCCCCATCCAGCATTAGGATAGGCATCAACTGAATTTTGACTAATATTTTGCTGACTGCCTGTTACTGTTTGAGTAACATTATTTTGTTGACCAAAATTTCCTGCATTCCATCCAAGCTGTCCCCAAGCATCGTTAGCCATAATAGGTTACTCCTATTACGCGTTGCCGATTCTTAGAATAGCTGCTGATGTTGTATCTGCTGGGAACTGAATTGTAAAAGTTCCAGATGTTGCAGTTTTATCTCCACCAAAACTTAATACACATAC